TTGTTAACAAATATTGCGTATTTGTCGTCCATCTCACTATATTCTTTCGCAGAGATATAAAGATTCTCCATTCTAGTAAGGGTTAAAGCCTCGCTTGTTGCATCAAACTGAGGAGTCCAGCCAATTACACTACGTGCAACTCCCGCATACTGTGAAGTACCGGTAGTTGATGATAATGCTGCTCTGACACCTGTAAGCTCTGCTGTCCCTGCTCCAGCACTATCTCCATCAAGGATGTAAATAGCTGAACCAGCACTGTTAGCAACTGAGGAGGTAGTATTAACTGTCGTACCTGAAACAGATGCGATAGTTGTTGTACCTGCTGCTGCTGAACCAATACCGATAATTTGTCCTGCGACTAGATACTTATTAGCAGCAATGTCTCCATTGACTGAACCATAAGTATTAAGTACACGAGTATCATCAATAGCTGAGGATACATTTCGGATTGTGAATGCTGTACCACTTGTTGATCCTGCAACTTCTGAAACGACACCGAAACCATCTCCGTAGAGCTGTCGGTTAACATTTCTTGCGAAGTCTGAGGCAAGGGATGTAGCTTGGAATGATAAAGCCCTAGCAACGGATTGTTTAGTTGCACTGGTCGCATCGATAGTCAACTTTTGAATATCGAACGTGCCTGTTAACAGCTTAACCTGCGTATTAGCAGAACCAATTGTTGCACCTCCTGAAACCAGTTTAGAACCACCGTTAGCAAGGTTTGTGACGCCTCCTTGACGGGAAGTACGAATAGGAGCATAGAAAGCATTGTTAAACATTTCAACATCTGCATCCCGCTTCATCTGATCCAGTAAGATTGTTTTCTTAGGAAAGTTATCTTTGACGTAAGGCATGATTACTGTACGTAATGCACCCGAAACGTCGGAAAGTGAAACTGCCATATTATAAATCACCCCTCTTTCCCCTTATATTGTCCGTATTAATACGTAAAGGCATAAAAACAATCCTAGTCACCCATCGTTTCCTTAATGAGATCAATAAGATTGTCCTTAGTAGGTTTAACAGCCGGTGGTTGTTTAGACCCTAAGCTTGATTTATCTTCTGTATAGATACCCGGTCTTTTAACAGATGCAAACTGTTGCTCTTTCCACGCATCTAACTCCTTCTCGTATTTAAGTTTATACGCAAAATTAGGATCAGGGATATTACTCTTACTCATAAAGTCTAATATCTCCTGTGCATTAAACTTAGGACGTCCGTCTGCGCCGTCTATCTCAGAAGCTAGACCATTAAGCGATTCATTTAGCTTTTCTGCCTGTCGCTCTACAACATAACGATTCCTGAATTTACTCTCAAAGTCATCGTTAGTAACAACTCCCATTTTATCCTTAAGTAAGGTTTTAGCCTGACTTAGCTCAAGTGCCTGCCTCTCCTCATCATTTTGAGGTTCTTTAGGTTCTTTTTTAGGGATTTGACTTTCTAACCATTGATTCTTCTCTTTGCGAAGCTCTGCTAACTCTTGAGTAGTTTTTGTATACGCCGGCATTAGACTATCAATCTTGGTACTCCACTTAGTCTCTAGGTCTCTACTTTGTTCCCCAAGACCTACTAACTGATTTAGATCGTCTTGACTATACTCCTTACCGTTGATAGTAATTGCTTGTGGTTCGTCCATTTTCTCTTCTTGTTTTTTATCAAAAAAATCTGACATATATATTATTATTCACCTCCTCCGCTTCCTAGTATAGGAACGTAATTTAGTTACAAAAAAGATCACCGCTCCTTATAGGAGTGATGACCTTCTGTTCGTCAACGTGGTAGCCCTTCATTGGCTACTTAGTCAATCGTATATAAGCAAGCCTTACTTGTCAAGATTAAAGCCCCATACCCTGTAACATTCTGGTAGGGATAACTGTAGATGTAACAATAGATGCAGCATTTATATCTCTTAATGCATAAGCTGCTATAGCCCAGGTTGTAGTAATACCCATACCAGTATAAGACATTGTAACTGCTCCCGCTGGAGTCTTAGGTGCACCGTTATCTTCATTACCTCCACTTCCTAAAGTTCCTGGTATGTTATTTCTTGAAGTATTTCCTGCGGTAATTGCAGTATCATTTGCAACCACAGCAGCATGTACCCAGTCATTATCAGCTACTGTAGTAACAGCAACGGAAGCATCTGTTGCACTTCCTGCATTAGTAGCTTGATTTGAATTAAAGCCCTCGATAGGAGAGGTTTGATGAACACCGGTATAGGATACCCACTCAACGGCGAACTCAAGCGAGCCAGAAAGAGTTACTGCTAGAGTATTAGCTCCTGTAGCAGGAGCTCCTGAATCTGATTGTAAAATACGCCATTGCTCGACCCGCCCAAAACTGGTCACAGTGGACTTAACCCCAACTAAAGTACAAGCTGCTCCCCCGTAAGTCATGGCTGTAACAGTTACTCCCGCTCCAAGCATAGATACATCCACACATAGGACACGATTTGATCCGTTCCATGAAGCACTCCCCGAATAAGAACTTGCGGCGGCTTGATCACCTGAGTTAGAAGCAACGTCAAAAGTAATACCAGTTACTGCTGGTTTTACAGCAACTGAGCTAAGAGCCCAGGATTGACCTGAACTAAGAGTAAAGCCTTGAGTATCTGATCCTGCTGAAGTTTTTGGTCCTTCATAAGTTCCTCTGGCATTTTCATATGATTGATCAGTTAATGTGGCTATAGTTGTTTGACCCGTACCATTAGCTGAAAATGTAGCCTCCGCAGAACACATAGCCAGAAACCAAGCGTTGTCAGTAACGCTAGTTACTATAGTAGCTGGCCCTGAACTATTCCCGCTCGTTCCATTCTGAGCATCTGTTGGAGTCGTTTGGTCTACCCCTGAAAGTGAGATACCTATAAGGGCAAATTCCCCCACCGCTCCTGTAACAGTGGCAACTATATTTGCTATTCCTGCTGTAGGATTTATAAGTCCCCATATTTCCGTTCGATTATTCCCTACCGCCTCGTCAGATCGAACCTTCGTCAGGGCTACTCCGCCAAACGTAATGCCAGTAACGGGCATATTCGCATGATTAGAATCCTGAGCTGAGGTAAGAACATAGAGCACGCCATTGGAAAGCGAGCCAACTGTGTGGGATACCGTAATAGTGCCTGTGCTATTTCTCCCCGAGGACGTTGCATCTAAAACAATAGCCATAGTTTAAGGAGTTCCTTTAGTAGAATATAAAACAGATAGCGAGATAGTCCCTGCTCCTGATAAGACGTTCCAGGTTAATGCACTGTTTGCCGTTCCATAAAAAGAAGGGTAAGGGAAAGGAATAACAGCTCCACCAGTTGCAGCATATACTCCTCTATTGACTACCTGATTACCACTAGCTTGTAAACCAAATGAGACAACTACATCAGGAGTACCTGAAGAAGCATTAATTATTAAGTTAGTCGGATAGATACCAGTCCCTGCACCGATTGCTGCAACGAGTGTCCCGATTGTTCCTGTTGAGACAGTTCCTGCCGATAGCACCTGCGTAGCGGGGAAGGGTTGATTGGTTATAGTACCCGCATTAATCGTCCCAGAATTAACTGTACCAGCAGTAACCTTTACTGACCCATTAGTAAGATTGGAAACTGTAGTTACAGTGGTAACTACTCCAACACCAGGGACTGTACCGACGGTTCCGCCATTTGGAACTACCGTGCCTGTATTAAGCGTGCCCCCTGTAAGCGTAAAGGTTCCGGCATTAATAGTACCCGCCACTAGCGTCCCTATATTCCCAATAATTTGTGTTCCAGAATCTATCATAATTTAACTATACACCACTCCTTGTTTTCATTACAACATCAGTTGAGAATGCTCCTGAAGTAATAACTCCTACATTTCCATTACCACTTGAGTCAGCTACTGATGTACCCGATCCTTCATCAAACTTCCACCAGGCTCTGTTATTAGCAGGGGCGGGATCTACACCCTCAAAATAGATCTGGTTTATTTGATCTTGAGTAAGCTCAATATTATAAATCCTAAAGTCGTCAATATTTGCAAGGAGATGATTAGTATTTGTCGGCGAGACCCCGATATATAAATCAGTAATCGTTAGATTGGTATGATCGGTTAAGGCTCTGTTATAACTTATGCCTGCATTAAAATAACACTTCTGAGCACCCGCAGCATTCACAGAAATAACAATATGTGTCCATCGTGAATTAAGAATTCTATCGTTTACAGAGCCTAGTGTATTATCGGTAGTTCCGCCAATATGGCCATATAAATAAGCGACGCTTGTTGTTCCATTAAAATAGACTTGTACTCCGGTTGCTTGAATTAATCGGGCAAAGTTAATTGATTGATAAGCAGGAGCTTTAAACCAGAAAGCAAATGAGTAATCAGTCGCCAAGGAGAGAATTGTCCCCGCATTAGCTCTAAAAGATGTAGTAGCACCATCAAAACTCCCACAGTAACCAAAATCCCTAACTAAGAGGGGAGAACGCATGGGTGTATTGCCCCCTCTCCATTGCGAGTCCTGTCCTACCGTGCCGTTATATGTTCCTGTATTAGCAAAGCCTGAGGAGTCATTAACGACAGTGCCCGTCCCCTCATCTAATTTCCACCAGCCAACATTGTTACTAGGAGATGGATCGGTTCCCTGAAGGTAAATTTGATTGATCTGGTCTTGTGTGAGAGCTGCATCATAGATACGCATATCGGCGGTATAACCCTTAAAGGAAATAGCCCCCAAAGTCATAGAAGTAGTAGCATCAAAAGTAACTCCACTCTGAATAGTCGTCCCAGCAACTACTCCATTTATATAGAGTAAAATAGAAGTGCCATCATAAGTCATTGTCACATAAGTCCATTGATTAGCAACGATACGCCCTGATGAAACTAGTTGAGAAGTTCCCTGAGATATACCACCAGCCACAGTATTGGTAGCGGCATTATAGTATAAAATCCACGCATTCTTACCAGCTGTTGCCCAATTATCCCGATTAAAGATTCCATATTGGCTCGTAGCAGATTGTGGGTAAATCCAGGTACTTAAAGTAATTTGGGTAGTTGGACTCCTCAAGTTAGTCACATTAATAGAAACATTATTATTAGCTCCATTAAAACTGCCTGCATAAGGAAAGTTGCGAGTAAGAAAACGATTTGAGGCGGTAGTACGTGTTCCAGCGGTTGTACGTGGCATTATATCTCCTGTTCTTGACCGACTATATCAGTCATAGACTGGTCAATTGGAGGAGCCTGATTCTCAATAGTCTTACCTGTATCAAAAGCAGCCATGTAATCTCGCATAAAGGTGTCAAGACCGTCTTTATCTAACCCTACGGCATTGGAGAGATTTTCTGTATTAGTATTACCTTCCCCAGTTGTATACGTGATAGTCGGTACACCCGTTTTCTGATTAATTGATACTATTTTATAGTTCATCTGTAAGTAATTGTAATCTTAGTTGCAGCAGAAGTAATTATAGTTAAACCAGTTCCGAAAGAGACATCAAAGATATGGTTATAAGGATAGTTCGTACTATCATATGAGGCAATAATAGTACCACTTGCCGCCGTATTATCATAAATAATAATCGTTCCTGTAGTTCCCCCCTCAATAGTTATTGAGTGAAGCGTACCGGCTCCTGTCTTGGCAGTTGTAGTTGTAGCCGTTGCAATATAACTAAAAGAGTAAACAGGTTCATTGTTTAATCTATTAGTAGTTAGGTTCTCTCCTGCTAAGAGTGTATTTACATTTATCTGCGTATTAGCATTAACGTCTAGTTGACTATCTCCTCGTTGTCCATCAGTTAAAGTCGGAGGAGTAGCATTATAAATACCGCCTATCTTAATAGGATTACCACTATCTGTTGTACCTGAGGCGACATTACCAACAACCGTCCCCGATGAAACGACAACAGTACCGGCTATAGTAGTTGTTCCAACCGCTCCTGATAAATCATTAACATAGATTGCCCCTGTAGCAGGATCAAGACTAACAGGCATAACAGGAGATGTACCACCTGTATCTGCCGTTCCCGCTGTACCTTGTACGCCAAGTAATGAGTAGACTTGATTATTGTCTTGCTGGGAGTTTCGATTAAGAGTGAGGTCTTTAGCCATTAGTATTCCTTTCTGACTCTATCCAAGTCCTTTTTAACAGGAATCTTAGGAGCAGGCTTTCTAGAGGTATCCTCAGGTTGTCCTTTAGCAAACTCCATACGAGAAATGAGAAGAACGCGCTTACCTACTTGTCCGTCAGCCGTACGCATAATTTCTGACTCTAACTCATGAGCTGCAAAGAAATCAGCTAAATCACTTTCAAACGACGGGAGAGATGTCCATGTTAAAGACGGCTCAAATATAAAAATGTAATCTAGAAAAACATACTTTCTTCTGTCCATAATTTTAGTATAATAGATTGTTAATCTTTTCGCATCTCCTTTACTTTCTCTACTACTTCCCTAGAGTAATTCATAGTTTCAGTTCCCTTTTTCCTAATAGCATCCCCTGTATGCCCACTTGTCTTAGGAGCGTTTTTAGATACTACAGGTTGTTTATCCGTTGCCATTTGCCCCTCCTTCCGTTTGGTTAGCTTGAGACTGATTTAATTGCTGTTGCTGTAACTGATTCTCCTTCTGAGCCTGGGCTTGTTGTTGAGCTAATTGCATTACTTCAAGAGCATGCTGGCGTTGGGCTTTTAAAGCTGATTGATTAGTATTAGTATGTTTAACTATCTGATCAGACCCTGATGGTGATAACGTTTGGGACGGTTGAAAGCCTGCCTCCCGCTCCATTTGCCTTTTAACATCTTCAGGAGCGTCTTTATAATTAATTGATACGGTCTCTTTAGCAGGTTGTGGTGTAGCCATATTCTTAGCAAGGCCTGATTGCTGCAATGCCTCTAAAACACCTACTTTTGTACTATCGACTAACTTCTGGTCCGCCTGTGGTCCAACAACCCCTGTATCCTTCATTGCCTCAAGCATAGCAACCTTCATCTGCATTATCTGATCATCCTTCATGCCATCAATTGGCTCGCCTGACTCTAATGCTTCCATAAACTCTTGCGTTGAACCAAAGTGATAAATCTCTAAAAACTTCTCAGTAATAATACTCATCGCCTGCTTAGTAACCAAGCCTTGTTGCATCATAGTATCCATAAACTTAATAATCTCCTGCATGGTTTGTTTTTTACCTGCCTCAGTAAAGCCTATGCCTGACTCAATCTCTATCTTAATTCTTGTATCCTTTTTAATAACTACACCGTCCATACTATCCATTTTAGCTTTCTTTCTTGCCTTCTGACCTACCTCACCAACAACTTGAAAGTAATCAGATTTCCCTTTATTCATTTGATAGACGGTTTGAGGCTGGATGAAATGATTAGCGGCGATATCAAACATTCTCTCAGTTATATGCTTAACCGTTCTTTTCATCTGATCAGTTGGAATCTTTAAATTATCATACTCTGATGCTTTAAGCGTCTCAATTGCATCCCCTGATCTAACTCCTGTAGGAATTTGATTAAGCGTTGAGACACTAGCCCCCTGCTCTTCAATATTTCTTTCAAGTAAGTTAATTAACTCAAACATTGAGGCGGGAGCGCCCTGGAGTGGCATTTGTACAGGTGCGCTAGTCTCGTATTCAATTTCCTGGGCACTACTGGAGTTAGTTATCTTATAATTCTCTCCCTTACGCTTCATAATAACCCCAACTCCCATAGTATTTGAGTAGCGTTCCAGTCTACTCATTAGAATATCAAGAGACTTATTAGCGGGGATAAATCTTTCAATTAAAGGGACTTGATAAAGAGGACCGGGTTCAAACCTAAACTCAGCAAAGGGATATCTAGTAAGAGCGGTGTACTTATCATAAAGCCAGACACCACCTGCGGTAAATATCTGTCTAATAACAGTATCTCCCGCCTCTATTTGTTTAAAGTCCTCACCTAGATCCTTAGCAACCTTAATAGCATTAGCGCTAGTTAATGGCTCTTTAATAAACGCTTCTCGTAGTTGTAACGTTGCTACTGAGTCAACGGGCATGCCCGAACCGAAACGAGACTGCATATAGGCTTGTTTTATCTCACTGGTTGCAAACTTGTTATCAGCAGATAGTTTTAAGCGTTGATCCTCATCAAACATCTCATTATTACGTAAATCACTAATCAGTCTACTAGCCGTCTTAACGATCATTGGCTCATCCTCTAAATCATCATATTGCCCCATTATCCAGATATCAAAGGCATCATAGACTTTTGTTCTAATTTGTTCTTTAGTGTGATCAGGCCAGACTTGAATAAAGGAGATACCATGCTTTGCAGCTAAGATAACCATTTGAACTAACTTATCTTTTAACTCTTGCTTCTCCCATTCATGCTCTACCCATGCTCCTTTTTGTTGTGCTTCCTTCTTAGCTGAGTCCTGAGCCTTCGTATATGCAGGATTTTCAACTGAGGGAGGGAGTTGACCATTAGCCTTTTGCGCTAGCATCTGTTGAACATCGGGAGGGAGATTAGCCGTACTAATATCAGGATAAGTGGTTTTTGAGATAAAGTCAGGATAAATTGTCGGGGTTGGCTCAAACTTTAGCAGTAGATTAGCAACGCCTCTAATTTGCTTTGAGGCTTTAGGAATAGCTCGATTAGGGGCAAAGGCTAGGTTCTTCTCGTTTTGATCAACTATGCGTCCCGTGGTTCGTGAAACGTATCTAAAATGATACCCGTCATCAAAGAAGTTATTATCATACCACCTACGTTCAAACCCCTTACGATTCATCTTAACTAGTTGAACGAATCTATCAACCTCACCGGCTACCTCTTCAGTATCAAGAGTTGAGGTAAAATGTAAATCTGTCTGTTTATCTTGTGACATTATTGTATTGCCTTAATTGCCTCATCAAACTCTTCATCGGTTGCTGACTCTAGGGACTTATACTCAGGTACTTCCTCCTCAGTCTCTTCTTGCTTATCAACTAACTCAGCTCTACTTACCTCATCTAGCGTATTAGCTTTAATCATGCGAAGTAAGTCCTTACGCTCACTCTTATTAACCTCTTCACGATAAAGAAGCGCAAGCACTAAAAAAACAATAAGACCTATTAAAAATATATCATTCATAGAGTCGTTGATACTGCTTATACGGATTAGGGATTTTAAACATCTCTATCCAGTAATTAACATAATCAGGATTAGCTAGAAGCGGCTCATCAGTTGGTAGTATCTTTATAACTACAGGGATATTATTACAGCTAAAGGTTATTATATCCGTTGCAACAACTACATTTCTTGCCCAGTGATCAAGTATTGAGATATGAGCATCAGTTACCTCGCTGCGCTTAATAGCTAGCTCTATTTGATCATCTCCTGTTAGCTCTTCTTCTTGACTCATAGCATGCTTTAAAGTTTTACCCCACAATACATAAGGGATATCACACCTCTCTAGGTAATCAGCCGCCATCATTAAGACGTCTCTAAGTTGTTCGTGTGTATATGTGGATAACTTAGGGGATATCTCTTGAGGTTTCTCGATAATAGGATCAACAATACCAGGTGTTGGCTCGGTTACTTCATTTGCTATCTCCTCAGCTATCTTAAGTAAGTCTTGCTTAGTATCAATTATCATCGTTTGGTTGTTCATACTCTATATAATCATCAGGCTTTGTTCCTGATAAAGCACCTTTATACATCTTCTCAATAATTGTATCATCTCGTTGCTTAAGCTCTTTATAAAGAGGTTGGAGAGTCCAAATAGCCAAAGCGTGAGATATAACGACATCATCATGAAGCCCTTGGGGTGCGTTATAACGTGTCTTTCCTGTAATAGATATGTCATAGGTAAAGTTAGTAAATTCTTTTAGAGTCTCATCTAATGGTAGCATAAGAAAGCGCTTTTGTTCTATCCAGATGATTAGTTTCTCTATCATTTCTTTTTTTCTTTCATTTGTCAACTTAACAGGCTCAACGGCCACACCTATACGAACTAGGTCATCAACAATAGGATCACCCAACCCTGTAGCATCTGCCATAACAAGAGCGTTATTATAATGCTTTGCAATAGCGGCTATCTTTTTCTTCTGCAGCGTCCAGTCAAGGGTATTAAATCTATCTTGATAAACTTGACAGTTATTCATTCGGTCATAAACACTAATAACCGTATAATCCTGTACTCTCGCTAGGTCTAATCCAATAACATACATATGAGCTTGTTGTGGCTCTTGGGGGACTGAGCGCATGATAGCTCTGATATTTCTAAAGACGATACCCGAATCGTCCATAAACTGAGCATAAATCTCTTGTAAGATAACCCTTTCGGGCATATCCTTAATTTCATTTGCGATTAGCTCTTTGTCTAAATAAGGATTATCGAAGGTGGAAAAGTGAAGCGTTGCATACATCTCATTAGGTGTAACACCCTTCTCAGCTAACTCGTAAAATACACCCTTACCTTTAGGTGTACCGCCAATTACTCCTCTAGCCTTATAGTCCCATAACATCGGGCGGATAGCGTTACTCCAAAGGTAGGGATCTTTTAAAACAATTCCCGCTTCGTTTATAAAGAACTTATCATAGCCAAACCCCTCGATATTCTCTGGTCTGTCACTTGATCTAAAGTCTATATAAGCGTCTTTGATCATGACGATCTTATCTTGTTTACGCCACCTCCACATGCTATCGGGTAGTTTCTTTAAATGGGGTAAGAAGTAGCGTTCTATATAACGATCAATATTGGTATTGACTGTGTCGATCCATAGAGCCTTAGAGTACTTTCCCATTAGCGCCTCTTCTATAAAGTTATTGGCCGCACCTTTGGTTAGGCCAAATCGTCTCCCTTTGGGAACGATGGTATATCTGGATTTTTGCGAAAATATCTTTTCTTGGGCCGGGAAGTTAAGTATGGGTAGCTCTATATGAACTTTTTTCGGCGGATATTGAAACATGTGTCTAGTATACACGCTATTATTAGCTTTTCCGGTGTAAATCGGGTAGGATAACGCACTATTGAGTGATTATACTCATAGTTTGTATAGTCGATGGCATATAGTCGCTTTCATTCTCGAAGCCATCCAAGTCTCACATCTTACAAGTTTCTCTTGTTATCGAGTGTCATTGTAAGTCGGTTAGTCAGAGACAAACCAAATCGTTTAGGGCGGTATTTTGTCAGCCATACCGCAGGCATCCCTTATGTCCCCCCTTCTTTTATATAGCGCTAGTATTGCGCTTAGGCTAGGGGCGCTCTCGCTTTGGTCGCCTCTTCTTGTAACTTAGATTCAACCTTATTATTTAAGCGATCAACTAGCTCCGAGAGGATACGAGTAGGGATATCATTAAAACATTTAACCTTAGCGTACTTAATAGCTCGTTTCTTTATAAGTTCAGTAGAATGACCTAATTCACCCGCTAACACAAAGAACATCGCTCGCTGTTGTGGCGAGTGAAGAGAGATAGGATTATGTTTATGATTATGTTCAGCCATAAAAAAGACCCCTTAATCCCGGTACGGTACAGTTTGCAACTAAGAAACCGTACCAAGACTAAAAGGTCTTGTGTTGCAAATCTGATTACGTATATTATATCACGCTTGTCAACTATTCCTCAACTATCTCTTGCTTTTTAATCTGATAACCAATAAGAATCGGGGCAATGATAGCTTTCCATACCAAAGTATCTTTAGCTACTTCATAAGTTAAACCCTCTAATTCACTTAACTGCATATTCGTTACTCTTCCCCTACCACTTCCTGCTTTTGCTTAACAATGTCAATAACCATTGCTAAAGGTGCTCCTTCATTACCTGTAACCTCTTGTCTATCAGTCCATTTGTGCTTATTCTTCATGTTAAATATCCATGCTGCAGTATTAAATCCGTCTATCTGACCAACTGATCCACCTACGCCTAGTTTCTCCCAAAATAGGAGTGATTTAGCCACGCCATTTTTATGAGCATCGGAAAAGAGAGGGTAAACTGACTTCCATTCATAGAGCGTATCTTTATTAACATCAATCAATCCTGCAAATGATTCAAAGGTAAATCCCTTATTCATGTGATCTACTAATTCTTGTGGGTAAGTATCTTTATATTTAGTAGGTCTGCCTCCTGGGTCAGGTGTTGGAGTTGCTTCTATTGTAGGCTCAGCAACAGGAGTCTCTATAACTGGTTCAGGAGTAGGATTAACTGTATCTGTAGGTACTGCAGCTCCTTCAGGCGTAGGCGTAGTAGTTCCCTCATTAGCTACTCCTTCAGTAGGTGGTGTAACGATCTCAGCTTGAGGCGCAGGATCAGGTACAACAGGCTTATCTAACACCTTCCCACAGACTAAACAATTCTCTAGTCCATCGGGATATTGACACTCATGAGGATCAACAGGGAGTGCTTCAGGAGGGGTAGCTTGTACTTCTTCCATAGGGGTAGATTCGTCCATATGCTTATGGTAATAGACTAGGAGAGGTCTTGTCAAGCCTTACTTTCTTTACACTCTTATAGCTTCGTTTTCTGATAAGATTAATATGTATTCGATGCTCCTCGCAGTATCGTTTTGATCTCTTTGATACTGGTTTACCACACGTCATACACGTGCCTAGCTCTTTTTGTTTCAATTGCCAAAGTCGTTGTCTACTTACCATACTTAATTTTTAAGCTTTACTCTCTCATGTTTAGCTAGTGTTTTTCTAATAAGTACATCAATCTTACCCATTTTCTTTAAGTCAGCCTTTGTCCTAGGTTTATTAGCAGCTTGGGGAATTACTTTCTCTTCTCGTCCACAATTTAGACACATCATTGTATATCCATAGGTAGGATCGTAATGAATATTGGTTTCAAAGCTGCGACATGTGAGACAAAGTAAGGCAAAAATCATCGTTTTAAATTAATATAAGAGGCTTTTTTACCTTCTAGTGCTAGTTTAGTTACTTCTTCTAGCTGTTTACTGTCTATAGGCCAACAAGATTGAATATTCTCTAGTTGCTGCATAAACTTATAATCATCAGTTGCATCATGTGAGTATCCGTCATGAGTGTAATCTTTTCCTCTACCTGAACCTACCAGAATAACAGGTATAGACTCATGATTTATATACGTTCTGATCGTCTCAAATCCTCTATAAAGTAAAAATGGTGTTATTGAATAACAGATAGGCTTCTTACCAGATAGCGCTAAACCTACACCTATATCTAGCAGTGTCTGTTCAGCGGCACCTACATTAATAAATCTATCGGGAAAGTCATCTCGTATCTTATCCCAAAGCCCAAAGCCTAGATCTGCAGTAACTACAATGATTGAATCATCTTTAAGCATGGCTTTATATAATAATTCAGCAAAATATTTACGCATGATTACTCCCTAATAAATCAACCATATATTTAGAGAAATTATTACTCATATAATCCATTGTTTTATCGTAGGGCTTGTACCACTTCTGCCACTTGTTCTTAATAAGAAAATCTATAAATACCTTAAACTCCTTACGGGGGAATGCGTGAGGTATAATATCCTCGATCTCTTGTGGGTGCTGCAAGTAATAATCAATCATATAGCTATCCCAGATAGCCTTGCACCAACATTTCTTGCCCTCACGCTCATAGTATCCGTCCATAGCTTTATATGATTTAAAATCACGCTTAAAGAAAATGCAGGTATTAAGCGCTTGATCTAGTTCTTGCCAAAATATTGTTGCTTCTTTTCTCATACTCGCTCCTCTACTCCAAATTTATCCTTAAGCTTTCTAAAAATATCCTTTTTAACTCGTGCTACTTCTTTCTTAGTTAGGTTTCTATCAGTCGCCTGAAATATAATGCGATATGTTCTAAATTCTTTTGTCATAACTTTTTAAACTCCTCCTCATTAAGCATATAAATAACTCCTGGTGGACAGTTTGGATTAGAGTAAACTGGATTCTTGCCGATAAAGCCGATAAGATCCTTTTCTGCTACGTGCATAGAGTTTTTAAACAATGTCTCAAGCTGCTCGAGTGTTAAATTATTCTTTTTCATTTTAATATCTCCATCGCTTCTTTGTGCTGTTCCTTGGACATTACAAGATAATGACCAATCTGACCCTTAAGAAAAGGAATATAATCAACATTAGTTTGGATTAAATGAAGGACGGGTGCCCTAGTATAATCTTTAAAATGCTTAATATTCTCCTTAAGAAGATGGTGGGGTGTTGTAGTAGAAACATTCATGCCAAAAGCAGCAAAACGCTCTGATAGATCAACATGACTAGCAAATGGATGTCTCCATACATTTGTATTTAATATCTCTCCATAGGCTCCCCAGCCATTAAAATTACAAAATATTTTAAGATTAGTTAATTTCTGTTCAGCTATTACTCGTAAAGCTTCCCAAATACTCCCCTCAGCACATTCTCCATCTGAAATCAGACAGTAAACATTCTTTGATCTATCCGCTAATGCCATTCCGACTGCTATTCCTAGACCATGACCTAAGCTACCACTTGAGCACCAGATACCGTTCTTCATATCCCTATTTGGGTGCACTCCGTGTAAATCAAATAATTCCTCAGCAGTTAATCCCGTATTTGAACTTCCATACTTCTCTAATATTACATACAGAGCAAGTCCCGCGTGTCCGCTAGATAAAATGAAAGGTTCATCCTGTTTCTTAACGTGGTAAATTTCATCAATAATATCTACAGCACCCAAGCACGAGCCCAGATGAGATAAGCACTTTTTATAAGAAATATCTATAATTCTTCGTTTTAAGTCCCTATTCGTTATTGGCATCTACCATCCCTCCTATAATATCCGGTAACTTCTCTTTCTGTTTCCAGCCTAAAGATTTAATAAGTGTTGGATCAGCTACCCAGTCGTTAGTATCATACGAGCGCGGAGAACCCAAACTTACCGCCGCAGTCTGTCCGACTGCTTTTTCTACCAACGCTCGTATGACTGAGTTAGTGGTTTTCTCTCCCGTGCCGATAGGGATTATCTTACCAGCAAGAGAGGAGGCGTTATCAATAATTAACATCAAAGCATCAATAAAGTCATTTACTCCGATAAAGTCATGAGTCGGCTCAGCACTAAATGGCATCTCTTTACCCGTCTTGCAGCTCTCAATAAGACGAGGAATTAAGTGAATACGATGCTCTCCCTTGCCAATAACGGTATATGGTCTAACTGAGACAATAGGCTTGCCAAAGAGATCATAATACGCTTTACACAGTCTTTCCCCCGCTGCCTTCGTTGCGCTATAAATCGTTTCATTTGCCAGAGTTACTGATGAGGAGGAAAAATTAACTAGTAGTTTAAAAGGAATATCTTTTGAGGCCTGAAGTAAATTAACCGTACCACCGATATTAGTGTTAATGGTCGTTACTATATCTTCCTGCGTTGATAGATTACCGAATGCCGCTAGGTGAAAGATTACATCAGGTGACTTTAGTTGAAAGTAAACCTTAAGTAGATCGGGTCGTTGTAACATATCCCGTTCAATAGGCCACACTATCCAGCCTTCTTTTTCTAGTCTATCTACTAAGTAAGTGCCTATAAAGCCCTTTGATCCCGATACACAAGCCACCTTTTTAACTACTTTTACCACACCCCTCCTTGATCTGCTTTGATATAGACAACCTCTTTACAATCGTTACAACGAACCCTCAAATTAGTTCCTGAGATACGGGTATAGTAGTTTCTAAAGCGTTTGATGAGGATATCATTGCCGTCTATTTCAGCGAGGATTACTTTCTTTCCATTTACTTCACAATTAGGGCAACTGAGAAGATTTTTAACCATAGATTTACTATATATAGTTACTTGACGCATGTCAACTAGTGAGGTAAATTCCCTTAGTTGTTATGCCGCTGCGTTGGTTTTTAGCAATGGCCTTAATTGACTCTTGCTCTATAAACTTTTTAAGACAGCGGGGGCAATAATTTGCGTTGCGTTTATGGCTGCATTGCTTCATAGTCTGATACAGTATAACCAAACGTACTGCCCCCTTGTCAAGTTATAACTTAACGATAAAACCTACCGCAAAGATAATGAGTAAGCAAACGATTAATAAGACGATTTTAAATGTCTCATTTGCCTTAGGGTCTTTAACTAATGTGTCAATTAGTATATTAAAGAAAAAATAAATAAAGAAAGCGACCACTAAACGAACAACGATATTATTCATATCAAGTGTCATAAATAATCACCTCCTCCCAATCTCCTACTAGCTTTAAATGTCTCTTTAAACGCTTGTGGTATCTTACCCGTTCCTGAGCAAGTAGGGCATTTAATAAGTCTTATTGAGGGATGTTTAAAACGAGGAGTAGCAGGCTTAAAATGTAAGCAACGGGTACAGTTTCTTTTTGCTTGATGTATGCAAGTCATGCTTTCTTAGGCTTAAAGCTTGTCCCACATGAGGGGCAAGTTACCTCCTTATTATCAGTCTTCTTTTCTGGTGGCATCTCAACGCTTTTAATAAGAATATCTTGCAGCGTAGGTAAACTGGAAAGATTAATCGCATAATCTACGGAATTAATATCAAACTGATCTATGGCTTGAAAAATATCAGTTGTATAATGTCCTGAGGTATCATTATCTGCTAGTCCATACTCCATGACAGCTTGCTCAATAGTTTTAAAGACCTTAGGCTGCTCTTCTTCATCAATGATTACGATTACTCCCCCGTCTTTATTAATAAAATCTAAATAAGAGACTTTAGGAAGTTTTGCTTTCTCAATAATAATTGATGCTAGCTCTTCTGAGATATCTCTATTAATCTCTGTTTTAATATAGTCTTGGATATCAAACGGCTGCATCTGGGATATCTCTTTGTAGACTTGATAACGGGTATGACCTCCCACAATCATCTTCTGTTTAGTAACAAGGAGAGGTTTAAACTGTCCGAGAGTAATTATCTGTTTCTTTGTGCGTTGAAATGCCTCGGGAGAAATGTCCTTGTTGTTATGAGGGTTAAGCGTTAATTCGGTTAGTAATAAATGATCCATAAACTATAAAAGAGTCCTTCGACCCTCTTATAGTAATAAATCCCTTTATGTTTAGCAAGTTACTTTGCTGTAGGACTTGCGACCTTAATAGGAAAACTTGCCTTAGGACTAATCTTAGGGCTAATTGTTGCTGCCGGCGTAGCTGTTGGAGTAAGTGTAACTACGGGAGTAGTATCAACAACAAAAACCTTGTTTAAAACAGCTTTTTTAACACTCTCTACTGATACCAGTATAGAGACTAGTAAGAGACAGACAATGACAAAGCCAACGAGGAGTTTAAATTCTTTAGTAAACATTAATAAATCACCACCTTACTGTTAAGTTAAGCGTAGTAAATTGTAATGAGGTTGTCAATTAAACATTAGAGGACTTAAATTTACTAAATATCTCAAGTAACTCTTCTCTAGTCTTTTGGGTTACGTAAACCTTACGAGGAGTAGGAGAGGGATTATTCTTTGCATCTAATTGCAATCCTAAAACTTCCCGTAAAGGTCTATTATTCCAGTTTGTATTAGACTTGGATATCATATACTCCTTCAAGATATAACTTTTCTGCCTCTATTTCAAGCTCTCCGCAAAAGATACAAAAGTATGCGTCTGCTTTAATTAACTCCCCGCAACTATTACAGGTATCGTAAACTATTTTGTCTGACATATTACCCTCCCTTCTGCTTTTACTAAGACTTGTCCCATGACTATATTCTGAAAAACAAAGTAAGCACTAAAGAGAATAAACGCCAGTAGGATAAACTTCTTGATATCCTCAAATGGATTGTAATATTGATAGTTTTTGTAATCCGTCATAACTATCATATACTATCACTGACTATCAGACTTGTCAAGTAGCAAAACTAAACCGGGGAGTTAAAAGTTCTGGCAAAGCGTCTTTTTAAAATAGCCACGATCTCGAAATAAAGAGTATCTATTAACTCATCCCCGTCCCAGGCTATTGCAGCCTCGTTTAAAAGAAGGATGTTATTTAAAAACCGTCCGTCTGAGTAATCATGATAATAGGTATATGAGACGGCAATGAGTAATTCTATGCATTGTCCAAGGGTAGGGAGAGGGACTTCATTAGGATAGCCCTTGTTGATTTTCCATTGAGCTATGAAGTCTTGGATCTTAGAGGGGGTTTCATTCCACTGAGTCAAGTTTATCGTCTGTTTCATAGCTCCTTTCTATAGGTGTTGTGATAAATGTCTCTATGTCATCACAGCATAAAACACAAACATCATACGCTGCCTTAGCTCTGACTATAACTATCTTAGGATACATTTTCTGATTACAACGCTGACAAAGTAAATCCATACTAAATATCACTTTCCTCTAAGCTACGTATAGGTAGACTGGTCGAGATAGGGATATTTCGTTTATATAGTACCTCACAATACATCCCCTCATCAAGGATGGGATAAATTCTCCGCTCTATCTGATTTATACTGTCGATAATTTGATACCAGTAACCCTCTTCATCAACTCGATAGCCTTCATTACGGAATTTATGGAGTGTCTCCGGATCAGTAATTTCCTTTACATGAATGAAGCTGTCTTTTAAAGCCTCATTAAAAAATTTCATATTCACCTCACTTTCCAAATATAGGCAGGATTAAAAGGAAAACTACCGCTAGTATAGCACTAGCGATAAAGAAGCGCTGAGGACGAGAATAGACTTTAGCTAGGACAATATCTAATCCATAGATAAAAGCTAAAGTGAGCAGAAAAATAATCACTAATCGTTTCTCCTTAAATAGTTTCCTTTTGCCCTATGATTATGATGCATAATTATATAATCCCTACAATCCATACAGTATTTAGTACTCGCAATACCTCTCCCTTTAACATAAAAGAGTTTGCTGCATCGTTGACACGTTTTCTCTCTAATTATTGCCATCTAACTCCTTTAGCTCTATCTCTACTCGTGGGTTATCTTTGTCTATTCTGCTTATCATAGTTACTGAATCAATATATTTACTGGTGTCTTGTGTAATAAAGATGCCTTTGAGGCCGTCAATATAAGGTTTTGCAGCAATATTATCCGGGTCATAAGGCCGTTTGTCAAAAAACACAGTGATTTTAACGGTAATGAGAGTCTTAAATAGCCCCTTTGTTTTAAGTGTCGAGTACTTGATAAGGCTATGAACTCTTACCGCCTCTCTGTTTCGTGCTGACCAATGCATGCCCGACCAGTACTTATTCCAAGACAAGGGGCGTTCATTAGGCAGTGTTATAGTCATTTACTCAATTTAAAATCATCCATAAAGGTGTCTTCGTTAATAAAATAAACCATATCTTTAGGACAATCTATCCTCGTATGTACCATAATCCCATTAAGCATATTGTGGTTAAGTAAGTTAGTAGGTGGTAAACAGTCCATATACAGAACATTTAGTTTTCATATTTCCTTCCATATCCTTTCTAGCGCTATATTATCTTCCCTTCGCCTTTAGTATTTGACAGCTGTCGTATAGTTTTTAATCGTTTTTTTCATGTTTTTCCTTTATAGAATTAGCCCACTTTTCGCACATTACTAGATGTCCTTTATATGCCTCTCCAGCATCGTTATAGCCATTACTATCTACTTCACTAGGATCACTCATCTTAAAAGGACAACACGCAGTCTCGTCACTTTCCGCTTTGAATACAAATGTCTCATATGTTCTACCATAGCCTATTTCTTCAAAGCCGAATCTTTTCATATAGGCACGGTCAAAGTTGTCACCCTTAAGACGCCCATTCTCGAAGAGCCATTTTGGATCGTGAACTTGTGCATGAATCTCTCGCACAGGTCTTTCCGGCCACCATTCACCGACAGTCGAGACAATAAAATCTCCCACATAAGTATTGAGATGAAAACGACAATCGCTCCCTACCGCTAAGTGTCCTGGATGTGGCATCCATATCCAATCTTGTTTTTTCATATTATTTATCGTCAACAATAGCGTCTAAGCCTCTCATTTCTGACTTAGTCCCATTTCCAATAAGCATTTCCTTAAGCATCTTCTCTATAGTCTTATCCATCTGTCTGCTTATTGACCAAGGTAGTTTGAATCCTTTACCATGAACCCACCAATTTAATGCAAACAAAAAACTTCTGATTATCCTCATTTATTTTACCCTCGTGCTTTTAATATCCTACATGAGTCTATCCAGTCATAACTCTCACTCCATGATTTAAATAACTTCTCAGTACAGTTACAAGAGTTCTTAGGTAGAACACCTGCACGCTCGTATTCTTCACATTTGAGTCGATCCTGATCTTTAGAAACACTGTTCATTAGCTCATAGCCTGCAAAGAACAAGACACCTACTATAACCACAGACGCTGTGAAAAAGAGTATTACCTCAAAAAGTGGATCTGCTCTCATGTTAATAAATGGGAATATGGAATAATACCCACACCGCTACAGCTATCCCGCATAGGGCTACAAAAACAGCAACGGCGATATGCGCTCCTAAAGAGGCTTGATCGTGTTCACACCTAGTCTCCTCTCGTGTTTCTTTTGTTACTCCTTTGATACAATTACAGGTCATTATTTAAGTATAAAAATCCCTCTTTATTTACTTTTACTTCTTTTTGTTTTATAGCCCATTCATATATCTCATCCATAGGTCTTATCCTAGCTCTATTACCAGTCTTTTGTGTATAAAAATCAGCTAAGTCGTCCCATGTAAGAGTTTTCTTTTTCATAGCTTATTTATTAGCCTCTAATATCTCAATTAGTTCTTCTTTACCCATATCGTTTAAATCCTTAGTTGGTGTTTCTATTTTACCTTTTTGTTTAAGCGTCATAACCTCTAATTGAACCTTTGCCCTAGACCAATCTTTGTAAGGGTCTACAATCGTTTTCACGGGGGTTAAATTATCTGGGATAGAGTCTAGTACTATTTCTTCTTCAGGACTAGCTTGCTGCTCATCCTGCGGCGTTTCTTGGGTATCTGGTAAAACGGTTTGACGCGCCATATCTCCTTTATAACCGGTTCCATTACATTTTTCCCATGTATCGTCTGGGTTTTTATGTCTATGGTCATAATAATGCCCCCCGTTAGGCGAAGTGCGTTCCTTCATCTCAATCTTGTGAAGCTCGCAATAGTGATCACTTATGACAAGGGGTGTTTGTTTAGCGGCGCTGTGATTAGTAGCCTTTTCAGCATCATCATCTTCACTAGGGACGAAGACAAGGGATTGAAGTGAATAACGACGTCCGTATGAAATAGCAGAGCCTAAATCCTGAGGATTGTTCTCTGACTTAACAGCAAGCCTCATCTGAGCGGATAGGAATTCACCTGATTCATGAAGAAGCATCGTTTCTACATAAGTTCCGTTTTCATCAGAAACGACGGGCTGGAGAATGGTAATCCCGTTTTCATTTAACGGTTCTTTACAAACCTCCATTACTGCACCTAGGTCAGCGTAATTTGACTTAAAGAAGGGGTTAACTGCATCTTTCTTAGCTGCACCCATTTTCTTTTGCGCTGCAAGAAGTGCGATAGCGATTTTTGTGATTGTATTACTTGTTGTCATATATCTCCTTTGCAATCTCCAGACCTCTTTCAATTCCCATAATATAAGTTTGTCTAGTTATAGATATTAAGTATTTACTAGACTTTGTATTTAACTTAAGATCTTCAGTTGCCTTAGCTATTAGAGCTATTGTCTTCTGATCCATTTTAAACTTATCGTTCATATACTTTCCTCAAATCTTCTACTCGGTATAAAACTTGTCCTGATGGTTTCTTAATAAAGGCAATATGACCCTTATTTCTCCATCTCCTCAGAGTATGCTCGGAAACTTGTAAAATCTCCATTGCTCCTTTAAGTCCTACTGTTCCGTTGTTATCGTTTATCATAAAAACTTCTCCAGATATCTAAGTGGGTTCTCCTCGAGTACCATAATCTGTAATTTAAATTGCCATCGTGTAAGACCCGTGTCATGATAATCGTGTCCTCCCTGACAATAAGCCTCTTCGTTCCACTCTTCCGTATATTCGATTGGATCATCCCCCCAGAATGCTTTAGCAAAGTCGTGGCGAAAGACAATAGCGGGCATAGCTGCCCCCCAGACGATATCGCTCAGTTGAAAAGATCTGGTATAGATAGGGGACGTCCATCCATTCTTCTCAGCCTTTAATATGGCTTTCTTTATTATCACTTCGTTTGTCATAAACATATACTATCATCAACTATCATATCTGTCAAGTAGCAAAGTTGCGACAATTCTATTACACAATTGGGGTAATTCTCTTAAGCGGGGTTGTTATCATTTGCTTATGAGATAAATTGTTTTCTTCGAAAAGCCATCTTTCTAAAAAACTCTTGGGAAATATAAGTTAAGCTTGTAACTTTCCTCAGAGTTTTTTTGTGTCTAGTCCTCGAATGTGAAAAGTCTTGTGAAAAGTCCCCACTTGTGATTTACTTGATATATGACTACCTTTAATGCTTTATTTATTATCTTTTCCGCCGTTTATACCTATATTGCTTATGTGGATAATCCTTTTAAATTAAGGAAACGGAGACGTAGAAGAAGATACTAGAGGCCTTTGCTTCTTTCCTCAGCTTGGAAGATGGCCTCTTGATGAGCTTTATATTCTCGATCAACTTCTTGTTTATTCACTTTCACCACTCTCAATTTCATCTGCTGAATCGATTTGTTTAGCGTTCATAATAAACTTTTTTACAGAAGGATATGCCCCATTGGCATCACGATCCCATAAGTATTTAGTCTCTGAATACCCAACTCTTTTAATAAGTTTTATTGCATAAGACAAAGATTGTTGATCTGACCAGTCTAGCTCATTTATTGGGCGTGAAAGCCATTCTGATATTTTTTCAGCTAAGAGCATTTCTTGGCTATTAAGATCTTGTTGTTGAGTTTCTCCTTTAGGTAAAATCCAGGTAAAGTTAGTTGAAAAAGCCCTATTGCTAAATTTCACTAATTTTGCTCCCTCTTCGGCAGCCCTTACTAATTCCTGCGCCTCTCTCTCTGTTAATTCAAACTTGTCTTGATAACCATAAGCTACGATATAATTATCCGATGTGTGTTGCGTCATGTACTCCTCCCTTCTTGGTTTGTCCCGTCTCAATTTGTTTCTTAGCATCACGTAAAACCCAATTACGAAGACCGGCTTTATAATCTTTATAGACTTTCCCTTTAGCAGCCATCCAGTTATCCATTTCTTCTTTAGATAACTTTACCACCGAGAGAGGAATCTTATATTTATCTGCTATCTCTTGTAAATCCCCCTCAGATAAATCCCCCTTAACAATCCCCCTATTACTATTACTATTACTATTACTATTACTATTAGGAGTATCTATGGGGTATAGATACTCTATCGATAGGGTATCTATTTGTCTTAGCTTATCAGCTAAATCGATAATCTCTTTAGGAATTTCTTTTAGTTGACTGTTTTTAGCAATTTCTAATTTACCCCCCTTAAAATTGTCGTATTTCTCTATATTTTTAACAATAACCCACCCATTATAAAAAAGAACTTTGCCTTTAAGAGATATTTTTGCCTTACCTAGTTGGGGCGTTGTTAATCCCGTCTCTACCAGAATTCTCCTATCGGAAAGCTCATAGATACCAGGAAGATTTATATGCTCGTTAGTTATTACATAAATAAACAATAGTTTCTCAGACCAGTTTAGTTTTTCAAACCAGCCATCACCCCATATTCGTGTATGTATAGAACGTGTTTTCATAAGAAAAGCCCCATGTCTACGAGTGGTAAACACGAGGCTATTCCTACTTATAAGCCATTAAAAAGAGCCCTGTTCCCACTCGCTAGACTACATACCCAGTTAATACCAAATTAATCCACTTGTCAATAGGACAAACTTGACACAAACTATATCAAGTGCTAATATAACCCCGAGTAAATATATTCCTCAATTCACTCGGTTTATCCGAGACTAACTCCCCGCCTCATGGGGAGTTTTTTATCTAATAGCCCACAAGATCCACCCTAGACCAATAAAGACTAGTCCCGTACAAAAGCCCAGTATCGCTGTAAAAAGCAAGGCGTCTTTATGCTCATCTTTAAAAACATGAATCTCATTAAGAAGCTTCATTGTGTCATTGTCTCTGAGGCAGTACTAGAGATTTCTGGTGTGACAACGGTGGTGCTATTTGTTGTTTTAAGAGTTGGATGTGGTTTTTTAAACTCATGATAAACAACTATCGTAGAGAGAAGTACCGATCCAAAGGCAGTTATAATTTGTGTCCATGCCTCTACCCACTGCTGGCGTTGATCAGGCATTAACCATCCCCGAGCTATAGCAAGGTCAGAGAGCAGGCCTATGGCGTAAAGTAAATATGGTCTAATTAATAAAAATCCTTCAGGTGTCATATGGGTGTCATTTTAAAATAAACGATTTAACTGTCCTAAGTAATATTACTAAAAAGGAGGGGTTTGTAGTAAGGTCTGTCGTATCAATGGGGATTATGTCGGGTTGAGTAGCTAAAGAGTCCACAGAAGGCGCTACAGAGGCCTCCGTGGTATCTGTAATAGTTGTTGTAGACATACTAGCTCTTGCCTCAAGAAGTTGACGGTTAAGCGAAGTGATCTGGTCACGAAGTACTTGAATCTTCGGTATAGCCACAGTATAAGCTCCATCAGGATTATCAATGTCTTGATCGGAAAGATTGAGGTTTTTTGCAACATTATCCCAGTTAGTACTTTTCCCTACCAGTTTAGCATAAAGAGAGATAGTAACGTTACTCATTAACTCTTCTGAGGGGATAGGAAGTGAGGTAGAAACAGGAGCAGTGGAATTAGTAATAGTCCATTGACATCTATCTCCCATAACATCTATATATCCAGAGTATCCGTTATTTTGTTCTGTCTTGACTCCAGCCCCGTCACACGGTGCAACTCCAAAATGAAGGTGGGGACCATCACTAAAGCCTGAATCGTTTGAATGCGCAATAAGTTGTCCTTTAACCACCTTATCACCATTTGCAACCGTGAGATCATTAAGATGTCCGTAGAGGGTAATATATCCGTCGTGTTTAAGTTTAATATAGTTTCCATAGCCGTTTGTATCAAAGCCTGTTTCTAGTACTACTCCATCAGCAGCAGCAAGGATTAGTGTATTTGTTGGACAACCGATATCTGTACCATTATGTCCTTTTAAGCCAAACCTAGCGCTGTAAACCTCTGGATGCGCTCCAAAGTTCTGCGTTATTGGGAAATCTCCGATGTAGATATCCGATAATTGAAAAGCCATCTATAAATAATGTAAGCTACTTTTACTATCATGTCAAGAGAAACTAAAAAGTGGTATAGGAATAGGGTCAGAAACGATGATATGTGGGGAGATGCTAAAAATAGAGCCTACAAACGTCTTAAAAAGTGGCAGTGTAACTTTTGTACTCAGCGGAAACATTTAGAATGGCATCATGTCGATTACAGTCATCTAGGAGAAAAGAAGGAATATAAGGATATTAGATTACTATGCCATCCGTGTCATCTAAAAGCGCATTACATATTATTCTTTAGATTACCCCTTACCCCGTTTTGGTTAAAGACAAGATATTACTATTTACGCCTTAAAAAGACTTAAGGACGCCTTCAGCTTTTAACGGCTTCTAGCATCCTCTTATCTATACCCGGCAGGACAGTAAACCCCTGCGTATTGTATTCTTACTTTTCGTCTATCTATTACTAGAATGTCTACTTTCGGAATATGACTGTAGTCCCTTGTTTGAAGGACAATTCTCAACAACGAGTACTATACTAGTGTTACAAACCCTTTTATGAAAGTCAAGTATTTTATTTTAAGCCTAGACGAGTTAGAGTGGGCACTTACTATTTTAAACAAGCATTATTATTCTGAGGATTTACGCCATCTAGCAAGAGTTTTAGCGTCCATGCCTGAGGTAATCAAAGAGGAGAATAAGACTGACAATAAGAAAGTAAATTCCAAGAAAAATTAAGACGTTCATCGACCCGGGACGCCCGATAACCCATTCAAGTAATTAACAAACCCTCCCGGCGTTGTAGGAGTGCTTTGCGTAGCTGATTGCTGTGGGGCGGCAGGGGCTGTTTGCTGACCTGACTGACCAGATAGACTATTAAGCGTGTATCCATAAAGAGGCGCCCAATCATTATACTTTCGTATAAACTGAGTCTGTAATTGATCTAACTTAGCCAATGCCTGTGTCTGTGTATCTCCTTTAGCAGGACTAATACCTAATACGGAAGTTACGTCAAAGTTACTAGGTCTTCCCCCCTCAGCAGATCTAGCACCAGAAAATCCTAGTTGAGTCATAAGTTGTACCATCTGTTGATATTTAGGATCAGTAGCAGCCTTTACCATCGAATAAACAGGATTGTCGTTTAGAACTGATGTAAAGAGGCTTTTACCCGCCGAACTAGAAACTAGGCCACGTAAGTCTTGTAATTGCTGGTAGGTATTAGCAGAGTTCTGTACAAATTGTACCTGTGGATCTCCCAATTGATGTGTCTTTAAATACTGATTAACTATCTGATCATTTTGTGAAGCCTTGCGTTGGATATCAGATGCCTGTTGATTAACCTGTTCTTGAGCAAAAGGATCACGAGAAGCAGCCGCTTGCGCTTGGTTTTTCTCCAAAATAGCTTGATCTGCTTGTTGTTGTTCAGGAGTATAGGTTTGTCCAGGTATTCTATTGCTAATAGTTGATAATTCAGGTAACTGACTAGGAAAAACTTTATTACCATTCTTATCCTGAGTAATACCTAGGTTATTGACAGTTGACGCATCTTGTGATACACTCTGTCCATGATTATCTTGGACGCCCTGTTGTTGATTGTTTTGACTTTGGTCTACTATGTTTTGCCCTGGGTTCTGTTGTTGGGAGGAGCCTTGTTGTTGATTATTATTATTCCCCGAGACTAAAGAACCCGCTATTGCTCCACCACCTAATGTTGCTGCTATAGCAGCGGGGTTAGTTAGTTTACTGACAATCCCTGCCGATTTACTAAGTCCCGATGAAAGCAGGTTAGCTACAACCGGATTTCTTAGAGCAGACTCAATTCCTTGTTCTCCTGCGACCCCAGCAATTGAACCAGCTAGAGGATTGCCTACCAGAGTTCCAACTGCTCCACCTGCAAGTGCTCCTACAGACTTTCTCAAAAGATTTCCTGTTCCAAAAACAGAAGGAGATGACCCAAGTCTTTTACCAGCCATATCTGCTAAATCATTAAGGTGCATAAGGTTGACTCCCGTTTGAGCTAATTTACTTCCTCCAGGTAATAACCCAGCCTTCTCAGCATCAGTAGCGGATTGATTAAGTGTCTGTCTTAAAATGTTGCCTGCTAAACGATTAACCCCAAACTTCTCAGGATCGGCGGCAAACTGTGCAGATGTCGTTTGCGCTGCGAATGCCTGTTTACCCTTCAAAATATCCGCCATAGTAGGTGTCTTTGACGCATCTGCTACTAGGTTTCCTGTTGCATCCTCAGTAATTCCCATCTTAGGAAAAACATTACTCTTTAGTTCCCCATAAAGATTATCCCACGTCTTTTGAGCACCACTTGGCACTATCCCGTCTTTAGATCCCAGAATATTTGACTTAACCTTGTTTAGGTTATCTATAAAAGCTTGTTGTGAGGCGGGAGCACCTACATTAGCCATATCATCATAAGCCTTATTAGCTGTCTTTAGGCCTACGTCTAGACCTTCTTTATCGACACCACTTAAGCCAAACTTAGCTAAGAAGTCAGTTACGGGTTGGCCGATCTCTGAGCCAAACTGCGCTATTTGCTTACCAGATAAGTTGAGTGGTCCTAATGCGGCATCGACTGCACCCTTACCCAAAACGCTTGATAGTATCTTTCCGCCAATTAATCCAGCACCACCAGTAAGTCCTCCTATGGCTCCTTGTCCCGCCACATCCCATCCTGGTTTTTGTCCAGTTAATAAATCCTTAATATATTGTCCACCCGATTGTCCTAGCGCTGCTCCTCCAACTTCACTAATTCCAGTCTCTCCTGCAACGGGTACAAATGCTCCTGCAACTCCTCCTAAAATTCCTCCGGCGGTCGGAAGCCAATCAAGTAGTGGATTGCCCTGTGACTTCTGTATCGACTGATTACTTGGCTGAGAGGAAGCTTGTTGAGGAGCATTAATTACCTTTAAGTTAGGATTAGCCTGTAGATATTTTTGAATATCATTAGGATTAGCACCGTCTTGAATAGCGGCATTATAATCAAAATTGTTCATTGGTTTCCTCCTGTCGGAAAGTAATTAGCATAAACAGATTTTAAAACATCCCCCATATTTCCATTAGGGTCATAGTATTCAACTCCTAGATTTGGTCCTGTGGCATTTCCTGACATACCAGTTAATCCTACCACAGTATTCCCCTTAACAGTATCGCCAGGATTTACACCGACTTGGGCTAGATGAATGAAATGCAGTTTTTCTCCCGTATCTTTATTCTGTAACATAACTGCATTGCCATATCCTTGGTTACTTCCATCTCCCGGCCTGCCGTTAGGATTAGCCTGATTATAGGCATTAATTACCTGCCATGTTCCAGGAGGAGCAGCTACAGGAGTGTTTGAGTTAGTAGCAAAGTTAGTATCCCTAGCATAGCCTTGAGAGAAAACTTCAAGACTAGGATTATAGTTACCAAAGTTTTGTGTAACTTGAGTCTGGTTAGGTAAGACGTTGTTTTGAGTTAATCCACTATCCCATCCATTAGGAGCATTAACAACTTTGACACCTGGGTTTTGAGTCAGGTAGGACTTAATGAGTAGAGGATGAACACCGTCACTAATTGCCTTCTGATAATCAAAACTCCCCCCACTTCCTTGCTGTGGAGCAGTAGTTTGAGATACGTCTTGAGCAGTGGGAGCACCAACGGATTTAAGATTAGGATTTGCAGCAAGATAGGCTTGAATCTGTTGAGAAGTAGCACCATCCTTTATCGCTTGTTGGTAATCAAACTGCATATTAGAACTTATATGGTTGAGAAGCACCGCCACTACTATATCCCGTAGAGCTTGGAGTTACATATTTACTAAAGTCTATTGGTTTTGAAGCTGCGACAGGAGCGGGAGTATAACTAGCAGCAGCAGAACTTAAGGGCTGTATCCCACCACTACTCCCACCAGCTACATTAGAGTTAGTACTAGTGTTGTAAAGTCCTCCCCCATAGGGAATTTGTCGGTACTGATTTGTGTCTTTAGCTATCTGGATTTGGGCTGCGTTTTGTGCTGCTATATTAGCTGCTTGCTGTTGAACCCCATAGATAGTATTTAGATTTCCTGAAGCTAGGGTAGCTGAGTTTTCAGGATTACCAGCCTGTAGGGTAGCTATAGAGTTTGCAACATCATTTAATTGTCCTTGTTCAGCAACTCCCGTTTGAGCAGATAAACCCTGATACTGTGCATCAACTGGACGAAGAGCATTAGCCTGCTCTTGCTGATAGACACCTGATTGGTTATTAATCCCTCTCTTACCTAGCTCGTTTGAGGTAGCGGTAATTTGTTGATTTTCAGCAACTCCTTGTTGTCCCTTAATTGAGGTTAATAAGTCCTTATAGCGAGATTGTAAATCAGTTGATTGCCCCTGAAGAGAAGTAATAGCAGGTTGGTTGTTTTGTACATTAAAGTCACGAAGTGCTTGAGCTTGTTTGACAATATCTCCCGTTGAGGGAGCGCCACTTGATCCGCCACTATTGCCAGCTTGTGGATTTTGTTTTAAATAGTCAGCGAGGGACATGCCTGTTACAGCCTTAGCCCACTCGTCGGTGGGTTCAAAGTTTGCCATTGTATATTGTGCCATATTATTATCGTAGCTCTTTTTTTAAGACTCGTCAATCAGTCTTAGCAGTATGTACGACCTGCTCGCCTCTACCGCTTAAATCAAAGTCAAGACTTATCTTATGAAGATTATATTTATCTATTCTAATGTTCCCCTGATTATCTTTAATCACATAATGAAGTTGATTATTCTCATCAACCTCTGTTCCTATAACCGCATCTCCTCTTGTTGTTTTCATAATAGGAACTTGATGTTTATTATATTTATTTAATAAGGCTTTAGTATTCATTATGTCCCTAATATAATATATGACAGTACATAAGCATTTAGCTTAGCAGTTCCCCCGCCATTAATTTTATAGTTAAGATTTAATGTATGTGTCCCAGCGGCAAGCGTATAAATAATAGAGGAGGCTGAGACAGCATTGTCTAGATTTGTTGTCCAAGATGAGCTTCCAAAGTTAATATTTTGCAATGCCCAAAACCCAAAAACAGGATAACTTAAAATCTCCCCTGCAGAACTATCAGCTATTTGAAACTGGATAGAGCTTGCATTCTGACTACAGTCATTATTATACGCTGCTATAAAAAGATTAATCAGTACATTAGTCGATCTGGGTAAGTTAAAAGCGTTAAGACTTGCTCCCGGTACAGCCGAGTAAGCTGTACCAGTAGTAGTATGAAGAGTTGTATCGATAATTTGATCATTAGGAAAGTTAACCGTTGAAACAACCCCCGCTGAGTCTAGTATGGTCTGAAGATTACTATTATTAATAGTAATACTCCCGCTTGTTACTGAAAGACCAGTATTATCTCCCTGGACTATTACCGACCCTAAGCTATTTTTGATTTTAATCATCCCGTTACCATTAGCTGTTCCGCCTAGAGTAACCGTTCCACCATTACCTTGGGAAAAATTAAAGACTCTAATTTTTGATCTCCCGATAATGTTACGATCAGTTGAGATGTCAAATTGTGAGGCTGTATCATCTAGGGGACGACTAATAAAACTATCGTTAGCTACTCCCGTTTGAGATAAGTTAAGTGCTTTAAAATCCATATTATGATCCTGTCTGGATACCCTCCACATCTATTTCACCACCAAAACAAGTCCACTGTGATGTCTTAGAGTCGTCCGATACTTTCCAGAATAAAAACTTACCTCTCGATCCTACAGGAAAGCGATAATCCATTACACCCGATGAACTATCAAAACCATTAATTGATAGAATCGGCGTCCATGCTCTTTGATCAGTTGGGATACGTAAACTATCTGTTAGGGCAATTGAGAATCTTGCCTGAGAACCGGGATCAAACATCATACGCATCCTGTTCCATTTCTTATCAAGAAGTGTCCCGCCATGAATAACACCGACTACCTCAGAGTAAATAGCCGTACCGTTATCGGTAGTTGCCGTTCCCGACGTTTGATAAACTTGTCCAGCATTATTACCCATAATAAGTTGCTGATTACCCTGATAGTCTTTATATGAGTGATAACTTGTTGGTAAGAAAGGATATTGATAAACGCCAAAGTTATTCTGGAGATAGTCGTAATACAAAACGGCATTATCTATAGTCTTACCCACAGAGTCATCAGTTATTGTACCTAGTGACATATAGTAGTTATATCTATGCACTCCCCCAGCCATTACATCAAATTGTGTTCCTGCAACGGCAGAACCTGTATTGTTATAAAAAAGAGGCTGAACTAGACGAGAAATTAACTGCGGTCTTCCTCCGTCACAACCATACACCCCTAATCTGTTAACCCAAAAGCCATAGTCCTCAGACTTGTCAGAAACCATTGGTGATGTCATAGCTAAATTAGTTGCCATATCGACTAAAGAATAACCATCCCAGCGATGCATTAGGCCTGATGATTTATGTGTTAATAATCTATCGGCTAACTTAATAGCCTTGATTAATTTACCAGCTCCCGGAATATTTAGCGATGATGAGTCAGAAGTCCCTGATGTATTCCAGTTCGTAGCGTCTCCTGTGGTTGAGTAGAAAAGATCTGATGCAGTTCCTACGGCATACATTCGCTGCTGATAATCTATAAAGTCTTTAGCAAGAGGAGCAAGGGTAGTATTAGTAAAAGATGTCCCATCAGTTGTGTGACGAGTTGAGCCAACTCCATCACCAACGATCATGACATCATTTAATATTCCTGATCTTACTGTTCCACCAGTTGCAATAGAGCCATTAGTAGCGGCTGTCCATGCTCCAGTTCCTTGAGCAGAGTAATATATGTTAGTGCCAGAAGATCGGTAAAGAGTGGGAGCTGTCCCTTGTGAGGTACGAAGGGAAAAAAGTGAGGTCACTTGGTTGGTATCTGGCGTTCCTAGAAAAGCATTTATGCCACTACGCTTTGACATAGCACCAATAGGATTAAAGTCGACATTAATAGCAACTAACGTGTCTCCTATTTGGTGATTAACAAGACTGGTCTGTAGATTAAGACCGTCTAGCTGAAACATTGGTACTACAGGCATATTAAATTAAAAGTGCATCTTGACCGTCCGAGGGTTCTATTTGTTCGATATAAACAGCTCCACTAAATGACCGGGGAGTAATCTGAGAAGTAAACTTCTGTAATCCTAACTTAGCGTTGTTCTCAAGATTAGTCCCCTCATCTATCTTTCCATCTCGTTTTCGTGCCTGAGCCTCGCCATAGTCTACAAATGACTTCGTGTAATTATGCATAACTACAGGTAGTTCGTCAGTATCCTCAACTAAAAGAGGGGTAGTTTTATAGTAGACAAGTCGTGCTGATCCTGCTACGTCATTAGGGAGTCTCCCAATAATATTATCTCCCTGAAAGAAATAGTAAGGGTGAGATTGATTAAAAAGCTCAGTTGGTTCAAAGCCGGTAATATCTTTCTTAGTCGCCTTAACCCACGTATTACCACCATCATAGGTAAACCAAACTCTACGAATATCTTTATAGTCAGTACTAGTAATCGTCCCTAATTGAGCCGTTCCACCAAAGTCAATATCGACAGTTCCGAGTGAGTAATCTTTGTTAACATCTATTGCCGCATTGGTCATTACCTCCATCCATTCGTTTATCCAGTCATCGAGGTCTGAGTCTTGAGGAATATAGGAGGAGTCATATAATTTCCCTCTTATGCGTTGTCGCATTTTAGCCTTTGAATAAAAAGTAAATCCTGCTGAGGTAATCCAGTCCGACTCAGTTGAATTAACTGATAGAAGAGAAGCTCTAAAGTAGGTTTTATAAGCGTAGGCAGTTGAACCCGAGGTATCGTCAAAGAAAGTAAATTTACTATCTGGTGTTATGTTAATTGTTCCGTTAGTAACAGGTGTGGCAGCGCCTGATGTCCCTAGCGTTGATCTCTCAAAGACTAACTGATCATACTTTATCGCATAAATAGGTGTATCGGTCTGATGATCAAAGCGTGATGTCCCTGTTGTTGTTATTTGTGTACCTGAGATATTAGACGAGGCTATCAGTATTTCTGCTTTTTCCTCTCCTGTTTTACCTAACTGAATAGCCCAACTGCCTGTAAACTGATTGATATTTTGAAGAGGGAAGGCTGTACCGCCTGCTGAGACAGAAGAGGTTAGATAGGTAACGGGGGCATTAAGATCAAGCGTATTTTTAGTTTTCAGCAACATAATAATATAGTAGCACAACTACCAGAATTTAGAGTTAGGTGTCATAAAATGACCACCTACATATATTATTTGTACCTCTGCTGCAGTTAAAGCCCTGCTAAACACTGCCACATCGTCAATAACCCCAGCAAAAAAATTAGTAGCCGTAGTATCACCACTTATTGCAAAGCCATCTGTACCTGTACTAATGCCACTTCCAGAAGAAGCACCACCACCCTTACTTACCCCATCAACGTATAAAAGGTAGTTTGCTGCGTCATAAGCATATACGTAATGATGAAAGACACTATCTGCTATTGAGCCTGTGTAATTTGTTCTATCATTAGCTACACCTATTCTTGTTCTCCCAACAACTAGCCTTGGAACCCCAACATTATAATCGTAATAAAAGTCAGTTCTTGTATCCGTAACATTACTACTATGACAAACTATATTCTGAATACCTGATGTTATCTCAGAGGTAACCTTAGCCCAGAACGAAATAGATATAGCTCCTCCATCAATTCCTAGTTTACTTGTAGTGTTTAGGTGTTTAGTGGTATTAGGAGTTCCAAAATCAAATCCGTTATTAAACTTAGCAGCATTGAAAGCTACTGAGCCTGTATCGGTAAGATTGAAAGCGTTTGTTGTTGAATCATTAACATTCTCAGCCTTATAGTAAGCTACTAGGGAAGCATCATTGATTAGATTAGTGTCTACTACTTGAGGCATTATTTAACGAACCCTGAGGCGGTAATGCTCATAGTTCCATTAGCAGACTGGATATAGGTAATAGCTGATCCCGAAGAACCGAAAAGAGGCGTTCTGAAATTACTTGTTACACCGCCATATTGAGCAAAAGAGACTGTGCCAAAGATAGGATTAGCCGTACCGCCATTATGTAAAGCAAAGGTTGTTTGTGTTCCCGCTGAAACGATAAGATCAGTAATATAAATACTCGATCCACCAACTGCTGCCTTTAGCGTTCCTATGGTTGAAGTACCAATATTGACAGTCGTTCCCCAAACATTAATAGGTAGTGCGGATACTGCATCAACTGTCCCTAGACTAAGTACTCCAATCGTGCCTGAGTTGATTGTCCCCACTGTTAAAGCATTAGTTCCCACAGTTACAGTCCCTTGCCACGGGACTGAAGAACCAGAAGCTCCGACATCAATTTTTACCACAGGATAGTTAGCAGTACCCACTAGGTTAGCAGGAATAGGGCTTTGAGTTCCCTGATTGATCAAAAGGTTAACATTAGCCATAAATTATGAGGTTATAGGTGACATAAATGTCTGAGTAGCAGAATAAGTGATTGCCATAATAGGCATAAGCATTCCACTAGTTATCGTTACTGAAAATAATTGATCAACAGGCGGATTTACCTCTCCTAGATTATTAGGAGTTATGTCAAATGCAGATAACATTTGTGGTTTAGTATCGTTGACTGAATCATTATTTGGCATTATTCAAAGAAAAGAGTAACGCTTGGTGTTCCTGTAGCTACATAGTAGATACCATGCTTAAATCCTATATCCAAAGCGTGAGCTAGTGGACTCTGTGTAGGTGTACCGATAGTTATAGGAGTGGCTGTAGTCGTCCCTGCGGCATTATCATGTAAAACAACCGTTCCAGTATAAGCAGAGTTAACATAAAATCCCGTTACCCTTGAGGGAATATTTTTAACTACTGCTGATCCTGCTGCGCTTATTACTAAATAGTCAAATCCTGAGTTTGGCATCTATACTTAGATTATAGTAGTTTAAAGGAGGTGTCAAGAGAGTTGTTCACCATAAACTAATTAAGCTTGGCATACTCCCCATAATATTTGAGAGCAGCGTTATTATAAGCAGTTATAGCATCCTCTCTTTTTATAAAACTTCCTAGATGATGCCTCAGCCTATTAACAACAATGTAAGCCCTCCACTTACCACTATCTTTCCTGAGATGTACCCCTCTATATCCTGAGGTATTATTTTTTTGAGGGTTCTTATTATGATTATTTAAGTGATAAGTAGTGAGTCTTAAATTTAACTTAGTACAGTTCAATTTATCAAGATTAATATGATCTATATATTCACCTTTCTTGACTCCTAAGACTTCTCTATGAAGAAAGACTGTATTTCGCTTTTTAGTTAATGGGTCTGTGAAATTACGAACTGCATAGCCAGTATGGTGATAATACCACTTATGTTTGCTTAACCTCTCAAAATCATCGCTGTCAACTAAAACAACCCTATTTTGAGTTAATAGTATCTTCTTCATAAACTTCCGCTTGAACCTTCTCTAAGAAAGGGATAAGATGTGTCTTCATTACATACTCCGTGTCATATTGCATAATACTTAGCCTACAAAATACACCCATTTTCTTACGATCATCTTTAAAAATTTGCTCCATATGCATATACAGAGAATGACTATCTACAACACCCACATATGAGAGTAGTGGTGTGAATCGTTTATAAAGCACCTCTGTAAGATATCCATTTTTGCCTGGCTCGATTAACTCTGTCATTGAGGTAAAGTCATTTGCAATTACTGGTATTCCACAGGCCATAGCTTCAACAATAGGAACACCCCACCCCTCGGACACTGAGGGAGCTAGTAAGCAATCAAAGGTAGAATAAATCTTAGCCATATGCTCTTTACTGATCTTGTAGGCTAGATCATAAGGAGGAGGATAGAAAACTACACTTGGATTAAGACCTAAAAACTTGACGTATTCATTAATAGGGAATCCACCGGGATTATCAACCGCTACATGAAAGTAGATAGCAGATTTAGGATGCTCTCTGTGAAAGACAGCAAAGGCATCTAATACCTCTTGAAAGGACTTACGAGGAGGATTATCCTTATTAGCCGCCACCATACCAAATAAGAAAACGTCTTTAGGAATACCAAGTAACTCCCGCATCTCATCTTTCTTATATGGCTTAAATATCTTAGTATCTACCATAAGAGGAAGATAGGTAGAATGGACACCGTTATCGGCGAGTTGTTTTTGAGCGAACTTTGAATAGGCTAGAATACGATAGGCCATTTTAGCCCGTTGTAAAACAGCAGGGGGAATAGGATCATGATCAACGGGAAGCCATGGAATCCAGCGCTTAACATGCTGAAGGGCATTAGGATCTAGTGTCCAGATGTCCTGATTAGAAAGAGTGATATCAGTATTGAAATCCTTACCATGCTCAATCATGGCATCTAACCCCCAGATATCGGCTATTCTAGGATAGTGCTTAACACCCTCAAGCTCTACAATCCCTCCCTCTAAGCCGTAAAAGTCTATATGTGCCTGAGTCCAGCCATCTTTTGTTAAGGCTGGTAAAACGTACGCTTGCTGCTGAGCATATCCCGAATTTGACCAAAAAGCATTGGAGTTCCATAAAATCTTTAAACGTCTATCTTTCTTCATTTTTTATCTCCTACTAAATAATCAAAGTGCTTAATTAAATCCTCATTAAACTCAACCCGATAGTTAAACTTCTTAACTGGACCACCCCAGTGATATAATTTCACGAGTATATCGGTATTAGGATAACCACTCTCAGACTTAGGTAAAATAACCTTAGCCTCGCTCCTAATCTCTTCGTTATTAATTAGCTTCATTCTTAACCCTTCGCCCTTAGCGACGATTCCATGCCATCTATGCTCTGTTTCAAATTCGTCCATTGCATCAAAACACTTAACATTATAAAGACCAAACTTACAAAGAATATTTAAAATATCCTGTTCACGATACTGAAGATTTAAAAAGATATCATCTTGAAAACAAAGCTTCTTCCAGTGTTCTATAAAGGCTTTAGAACGCATAGCGACTAACCCACAGTTAAAGTATTTAGTACAGTCGATAATATACGTTGTAATAGGACCATACTGCTTAAAGTCAGTCGGGTTGAAGTTAAGTACAGTCCCAACGTCGTAATCGGCATCTTCCCATAAATGCTTAAGATCCCCACAAACTAGTTGGTCTATATCAAACCCGATCACTGTCTCGTATTGGTACATTAATTCTGAGGCTATAATAGGCTTTTGACGGTAAAAGAAATGAGGATCTTGAGCTAAACGCTTCTTGATATCTTCACCGCATATTTCAACTAAAGGGAGTTCTTCTTCAGAGTGGAATTTACGAAGACTATTTTTGAATTTACGAGCATCTTCTTTGTGAGACTCGTCATAGGTAATAAAGGCTACTACTGGTTTTTTCATAAATTAATCCTTTGTCTATCATGAATACCGTCATATTTGTGGTGGCACTTAGTACATAACCTAAGCCAGTCAGTTAATTCTCTTGTATACAGTCCTGATTTATTAGCCCACTCAAACTTTTTAGCCGAATCTGTGCCACAATGATCACAGAGAGAGGGTTTGCCAAGACGCTTATATATCCACCTATGCAGTCCTGAATATCCTACCTTATCACCCTTCCATTGCTGATTGTCGCTTTCCATATTCTCACCCTTTTTAAAGATAATAGATCCTTTAGGGACTATACCCTTCTTAAACTCTGTATTGGGTGAGTTTCTCCTACCTAAGGCTGCCTTGTTAGCGCATGGCTTTGAACAATACTTCCCCCTATTATGATGGAGTACATCCCAATCACTCTTTTCAAATACCTTATTACAAAGTAAACAAATCCTAGTCATAAATCCTCTCTTATACAACCTAAAACATATGCTTCTGTAGCCATTTTTTTTAAGGTGTACCCTGCATCTCGTAAAGCTGCTACGCCTTGGCTGTAATTTACTTGAGGCCATGCATGAAACTCCGTCACCATAGCATCAATCTTTTTAGCCGTCTCTTTAAAGTCTTGACTTGCCAAAATTCCAAATTCAGATCCCTCACAATCTAACTTACAAAAATCTATCTTCTCTATCTTGTTCTCTTTCATCAAGACATCAAGTGTTACTGTTCGTACCTTTTCGCTCGTTCCGGCGTTATCCATACCATGAAGTAAAGAGTGAGCCGTAACATTCTTAGAGTGGAAAAGCTCCATCTCGCCGTTTTCATGAGAGAGGGCATAAGGTAAGACGGTTACTTTATCCTCAATACCATTAAACTTAGTCATCTTTTTAATAGTCTCAATATGTCCCTTACTAGGCTCAACGATATAACAATGTTTAGCCCCGTTAAGAATAGCAAAGTAAGTAAACAGTCCCACATTTCCACCAACATCAAGCACAATACCATCTTTAATATATTTCATATAAGGAGCGTATACCTGATCTATGAAGATTTCTTTGAGAATATGGGGAATGTAGGATGACGTAAAATCGTCAAAAAAGATAGCTTGTTGTGTAGACATGTTGTTAATGTTTACTAGGGGCAAGATAGTCTCGCCCCCGTAAAACATTTATCTACTGTATCAAGTAAAACAATAGATTGTCAAGACACTAGAGAAGAACTTGATTTTCTTCTGCTGAGTATGATGACTTATAGGTAACTACTAACCTATCGGTAACAGCGACAATCGCCGTGCCTTGGAAGGCATTAGACGGTGTACCACTATTAGTCTTAAGGTTTGCCCCTATCGTACCACCGTTGAAGGTAGTTGTAGTACCGTTGTTAACCCAATTAAAGAATTTAACATCGGCAGTTGAACCAATCTTATCAGGTAAGCCAAACCAGTGAACTAAACCTGCAGCTGTGCCGATAGCTACACCGATACGAGCAGAGCCGTTTCCAGCATCTCCTGTACCAAGATTAGCCGTACCAGTTGTCATTTTAGACCAAATCTGTGTCCCGGCTACTGTGCCTCCTCCTACTGCAGGAGCGATAGCGACAGTCTCAGTTTTATTAATACCAAATTGGTCTTTTCCATTAACCACAAGAGTACCACCAGTAACTGAACCTGCGGCAGCAGCGAGAGAGTAAACGGCATTTCTTGGATAATCAGCATTACTGTTAATTAGTACAAGAACCTTAGATTGAGTCTGCGTACCAACAGCTGTCCCAAACCATGTTGGGTCAACTGATGGATGCATGATGGTATATTGACGAGTAAAATCTACCTCATCGGCAGCTACGTCATAACCAGCATTACGAAGTTCGAATAAAGTTTTTTTAAGTGCCATAATTTATTTTAAGTGTTCACCTACTTTCATATCTTTTATAATGTATTTGTAAAGTCTAACCCTCTGTACAGGGTTTATTCCTAACATCTGACACGCCTGTTTATAACTAAGACGGGTGTCGTGTCGTCTCCCTCTAGTTTTGTGATTTCTTCTCGGCATGATTTTGTCGTTGCATAGAGGCCATACGAAGTCGCATCTCTCCTAAGATATCCTCTCCTCTAAGTCTAGCCAACTCTTTTTTACCAAAGTACTTTAAAGAGTTTGTAGACTTACCTCCGTCAATATGTTTTAAAAGCGAGGCGACTGCATCAGCACGCTCTCCTAAGCTTTCAGCAAAAGCCTTATCAGCCTTAGATCGCTGCAAATCATAAGCCTTAATAGAGTCCTCAATAATTTGCTTATTGTGAGCCTCCGAAAAGTCAGCGTCGCCCTCAGGCTTAAACCATACCTTTAAATCTAATATTTGATTGTCTGTTAGTTTAGTCATATGTATATAGTCTCCTCCGTCTACACGAGAGAGGAGACTATATGTCACGATTGTTTGTATTACGGCTTACCGCAACGGAAGTGTTAATCGTGACCAAATGCACTATTACCCCGTCTTTTGAACACCACGTGCGTTAGCACCAGGAGCGATACATAAAACGTTCATGAACCACACCATAGTTGCTTGGTACGTTAGATAATCCGGTCGTCTTAACAGACTTCCTGATTCTGGGTTTTCAGCCCAATTCAAATCTGATACCTGAGCCATGATCCAAGAGTCCATATTTAAAATAAGGACTTCGCCATCTGGGACGTCGTAGTCCAAAAAGACTCCGACAGTACCAGCGCCAGCGGCAAACTCTAGACCTGACCAGCCTCCGAGAAGTTGAGTTGTATTAACTGTTCTTCGCATAGAGGTAAGGATGTCTCCATATTTACGATAAAGTGTTTTGTTAACAAATATTGCGTATTTGTCGTCCATCTCACTATATTCTTTCGCAGAGATATAAAGATTCTCCATTCTAGT